ATGAAAAGTTTTAATAAAGCATATGGTTTTAATATAAATCCTGATTTATATCTTTATCTTAATGAAACAGGTTTCGAGCAAACGATGCAATTAACCGAAGGACAAATATTACTTTTTGATGGCCATTCAATGAAAAATAATTGGCGTACTCTAGGAGTTACATGGCTTATTGATGAACATAATAAAGATGCAGCGCTTCAAATACCAGATATTGCAGGATTAGGTTCTACGTCTTATGTTTTATCAAAAGAGGTTAAAGCTATTATGGAATCTAGTTTAGGAGACAATATTGAGTATCTTAATTGCGATTTAAATGGTGAAACTTGGTATGCGCTAAACCTCATCGGTTTTGAAGATGCTTTAAACCATGAGCTCACTGAATATAACTATAATAAACGAGGTGAAATCAAAATGATAAAGCCGTTTAAGCGTTTAGTTATAGACAAGTCAAAAGTAGTAAATACGGCTTTATTTCGCACAAAGGAAACTGGTTTGAGTTATATAACTACAGATGCAAAAAATAGTTTTTACTCTCTAGTCAAAGAACATAACTTAACTGGGATTGATTTTCATGAAATAGAAGTAGCTTAAGGTAGGGTTAGCAGTTTATACATGGGCTTGTAATCTGACTTATCCATCACTTATAGACGAATTGTATTTGCCTATAATTAGTTTTCTAACGTCATCAGAGGACGAAAGTAAACTCTTTTTTCTTGTTTAGACTGTTCTTTAGCTAACATTATGAGCTCCTAAAATACCCTTGGATACTGGGTATTATGAGCGTAAGATATCGAAATAAGGATGTCTCATATTATTTTTAAGCTAAATGTTGAAATTGTTCCAATAGAAAGAAAAAACCTCACAACTCATTGAGTTACAAGGATTTAAAGTGGTGGAACTGGGGGGTGAACCCCCGTCCGAAAAGCCTCGATTGTTATATATAGACTTAAAAAACAATAAGTTACTTAATAATCATTAACTTATTATCTAATCATGACTTGTTCCGTCTTGTGTTATCTTTCCTTTTTGGGCAATATGTGGTCAGTTGGTGTAATTAAAAAATGGAATAAAAAGAATGGATAACACAATAAAGCACGCACTATTTTTAACTGGGTGGGATTTTGATACTGGTAATAAAAATCTATTAAAAGGCAACGCCCAGAGAGTTCTAGTTTCAGAGTACTCTAAAGAAATGGAAGGTAACATTTTTTGCCCTGAATGCTCAGCAAATTTATACCGCTCACCAAAAGATAAAGAATTCTCAGATAATGGTAAAGCATTTTTCGCACATTCAAGAGGCATAGAAACTGACTGTGGGTTAAGATCTAAAAAGCCTAAAGGTAAAAAGTATGATACTGAAGAAGAGGCATGGAAAGCTATACAAGATGAAGAACTTGTTATAATTTCATCTTTTATTAAAGATGAGCCCCTAGCCCCAGCTATAAATCCAAGACCTTTTGATGCTGAGCATATAGAAGACATTGATGGGCCGCCAGCAAACGTGCCTATTGTAAGGCATAGAGGTGAAGATTTTACACTCCCAAGTAAGTTTAAATCTGTGAGAGGGTTGGTCAGAAGATTCAATGATAACTTTTATCGCTATTTTCATTTACCTGGTAAAAATCACGCTATCAAACTTAAAGATTTACTAGTTAATGTTGAAACTATTACGGAACCTGATGACCAACTAAAGTTGTATTATGGGACAATTAAGCAGAGTTACTTAGCAGGCCCAAATGATACCAATATACGTATGACAGAGTTAAAATTCTCTAAAACTGCTGAATACAAAGACCTTTATTTTAAAGCTTCTGGTATAAGACAGGGGCAAAAAGGTATCAATGATGATAGCAAAGGCAGGGTAATCTTAATGTATGGAAAAATAACAGAAAGTGGAATAGGTCTATCTATTGAAAATGTAGGTTGGGGTGAGTTTGCACTTCTCCCTACTCAATATGAGCACTACCTATACGACTAATCAAAACTTACTTTATGAACTTAACTCAACATATTTAATACTTCTATAGGGTATCAATGGATAAAAATAAACTCTTTGAGCTATTTGAAAAAACCTACTTTCATGAAATGGAAATAAGGCAAAAAATGGCTGGCAGAGTTCAAATTAATTTTGCGTTAGTAATTACTGCCTTTGCTGCCCTTAGTTACATGACAAGAATGATTGATTTTAGTAAAAACCACCCTGTCATAGGTATGTTTATTCTATGTGTCATCACTTGTATTTTGTTAAGCTTGATTTGTCTTTACTATTTAGTAAAAGCATTTTGGAACAATGTATATAAAGGTATGCCAACTGCTGCTGAAATTGATATTTATAGGTCTAACCTTTTGTTACATAAAAAGGAAATAGACGATTACAACACTAAATATCCAACTAATAAGCAATCAACAGTAAACGTGGATGAGAGTTTGTCTGATTATATATATAAGCAACTTGTAGAGTGTTCATCTGCATATTCAATCGTAAACTCTGAGCGCTCTTCAAACATACATTACTCATTTAAGTGGATACTTTATGCAAGTATCCCCTTTTTTCTTGCTAGTGTTCTTTTTATTATTGGTGATTTAGATGTGTCATCACCCAGAAAAGAAACTCCCATATTAAATATATCATTAAACAAACAACTAAAAGATCTGAACTCAACGCTTGAATCTTTTAAAAAGCCAATACTTAACTTACATGGAGAAAAAATGTCAGATAACAAAGCGCCACCACCGCCATCAGCACCAGAGCAACCTGAGCCAAGAAGAGAAATCAATCATGATATACCTCAAAAACAAATGTAAGGAGTAGTTATGTCAAGCAATAAGCCCTCAACAGCGCCTAAACCACCTCCACCTCCAACTCCACCGCCTACGCGGCTTATTAGAGATGGGCATCCAAAAACAAATAAAAAATAATATTGCCCTCAATAACACCTCTTAAATTTATTAAATTTGAGGTCCAAACTTAATAGCATCTTCTAAATGACTTGGTGCAAAGTGCGCGTAAACCATGGTTTGCTCAATCTTTGCATGACCAAGTATCTGCTGTAACACTAAAATATTACCTCCGTTCATCATAAAATGACTCGCGAAAGTATGCCGTAAAACATGGCTGCACTGCCCTTTTGGTAAGTTAATATCTGTTTTATTTACCGCCCTTTCAAACGCCTTTCGACAATCAGCAAATAGTGGCCCTGATTTTTTAGGGATCTCATTAAACAGCTTTTCACTAATTGGTACAGTTCGGTTCTTTTTACCCTTGGTATTAATAAAGGTGATGCGATAGCTATCGCCTGATTTTATAACTTGAGAACCTTTTAAGTTACATGCTTCACTTATCCTACAACCTGTTGCCAAACAGATTTTAGACACGATTAAAATATACGGATTAGTAGAGCGTTTTAATTCATTTAGTAGAGTAATTATTTCGTCTTCCATCAAAAATGAAAGCTCGGTTTGTTGTAGTTTAAACGGTTTAATTTCAGCTAAAGGATTCGGGTATTTTAACTCCCCTACTTCAATTAATTTATTGAACATACTCTTAATTAAAACAAGGTCGTTGTTTGCGGTTTTTGGGCTTATTGGCGTTTCACCCGACATACGTTCACCACGCCATTTTACAAAATCTTTGGCCTGTAAATTCATAGCAATTGGATTGTTCAGCGCTTCACAAATCATTTCTAATTTAGCTAAAGCCCGCTTAGGTGAAGCATAAGTTTGACCATGCACTTTATACCAAAGTTGGACTAAATCAGTTAAGTGACGGTTATCAGTTTTTTCTTGCTTCCAAGGCTTATCCTCCGCCTCAGCAATAGTATGATTTACAAATCGTTGCGCCTCGCCACGAGTAGGAAATACTTTTCTAATCCTACGCCCATCAGCACCCCAAGGACGAATATCGACTTTGTAACCACCATCAACTTTTTTGATTGTCATTTAATTTCTCAGGTATAAACATGCGTTTAATATGCAATTTTTTACGCAAGCTTAAACTATTACATACCTAAAACTAAAATGATTTTTCAATACCCTTCATCACAATAACTGCTGTGCTTATTAATTTATCTTTATTTAAATTAGGTAATACTCCAAGCTCAACACTCTCAGATAACCCCTCTACTATTTGTTCAAGTATGATTTTTTTATCAAAAACAGGAGCATCAATTCCATACAAAATAAAGTCCATAGAAGCGCCTTTTTCATTACATGCTTGAACACATTGAGGGTATGGAATGGACTCTTTTTGAATCATTTGTGTAGCCCAGTTTCTTTGTTTACCAAAGTAAATAGAAACATCACTCAATGTTTTAAACCCATAAATAAGCTTAATAGTTTCAACAACTTCCTTTGTACTTTTCAGTTCTTTTTTCATCAAAGCTCACTTTTTTCATTTTAGAAATTATATAAACATAAAAGGCATTACACGCACTTAAATGAAAGCCGCATAGAAAATCTAATTGTTTAATAAAGTATATCTCAAATAGGACATAAACTACATACCTTAGTGTATCCCAAACAAGACATACATTACTTATTGCAGTATGTTCTGTTTGAGATATATATAATATATCCCAAATAGGACATATTGTATATTTTATATATCTGTGTATTATATTTCATGTCTTCAAGAGCAAAGGATAGAGATATTAATCATGAATGAGAAACTTATTTTATCAATTCCAGCACCTATCCTGACATACCAAGAGTATGCACGATTACAAGGAATAACAGTAAAAGACGTTGTTAATGCCGTATTTGCAGGAAGATTGCCAACTTATACACCTCCATGCTCGCCAAGTGAAAACCCTGCAAGAGTAAAAAAGTATATCAACATGATTGCGCTTTATGCCGAAGCAGCCAAAGCAGCAAATATTGATATGGCCTTAACTTCTGATAAGCAGGTTTAAAAATGGCTATTCTATCAGAACAGCAATATTCAGAAATTTTCCCTCTAAATGCTGCAATAGGTTTAACTGCTAGCTTACGCTTTTCGAGCACTGAAAAAGATAGATTTGAACATATTTCAAAACCATTGAAAGAGCGTTTTTTTGATTTTGAATCATGGCGTAATCGTATTTTTGAGCGTCATTCAAACCTTGCACACATGATGACTACTGGATATTTTCTTGCTAAGAAATTTAATAATCTAGCAGAAGCAAAAAAGCGTTTAAAAGCAGCTGATAGAGTTCTAACGATTGGTAAATCTAAATATGGTCATATTAATTTATCTTGCTCTGATGATGAATTAATAGAAATTGCTGAGCAAAAAGCGCGTTACTGTGAACTAAAAATTATCAAACACGGTTATCAATTATCTATTTATCAATTACTTTCTGAATACTTAACCTCTTTTAATATACAGCCTACTGAATTAATTTCGCCCTATTGCACTAATTTATCCGCAGACTCACTTAAAGGTGCTTTAAATAGATTTGCTGACCCAATATTTTGGCGCCGCAAATTACGAAAGATTCAGGCATTCACAATTGAACAATTAGCTCGCGACTTACGACTTGTACATAAGAAAGCAAGTGCCTATGTCTCACAACACACTATCCAGAATCGTAGAGAAAGAAAGCGTAATTCAGCTGAAATAATGTCAAATTTATTTGTTGTACCAGATGGTGCTAACCCTTTTGATGAATTTGATACATTACAATCAATTATTGAACGTTCACATACATCAGGTAAACAACAAGCGGCCGAGCTTATGGTTCGTATCCGAGGCTTTGAAGAACTAGCTGATATGCACGGTCATCGTGGTGAGTTTTACACATTATCAGCACCTAGTCGCTATCACGCAGTCCATCACACTGGTATACCCAACAATAAATATGACGGCTCAACACCACAACAGGCTCAAGAGTACTTTAACGGTATTTGGAAACGTGCCCGCGCCTTATTCTCAAAACAAAATTTACGCCCTTATGGATTCCGTGTAGTTGAACCACATCATGACGGTTGTCCACACTGGCACATGCTTTTATTCATGGAAAAAGGGGATGCAATACAAGTTCGCGCAATTTTGAGAAAACTATGCACGGAAGATACCCCGACAGAATTTAGAACCAGTAAAACTCGCTTTAAGCCTATTAGAATTATCAAAAGTAAAGGTTCTGCCGCTGGTTACATAGCTAAATACATAACTAAAGCTGTGACTGGTGACAGTATTGATAAAGTGATTTGCTCTCAAGGTGGTGAAATGAAAATACTCCCAGCAGATGCCGCAGAACGAGCATCTACTTGGGCTAGCACTTTCGACATTAGACGTTTTCAGCAAATTGGTGGCCCCTCTGTCACCCTTTGGCGTGAACTTAGACGATTAGGCCAAGGTGATACTGGCAAATGTGAGGTTGCAAACGCAATGAATACAACTCTAGATACAGTTTCAAAGTATGCACTTGAAAAGGTTCGTCACGCTGCTGACTCATCAGATTGGAAAGCCTTTTGTTTAGCGATGGGTGGCGTACAGGTTAAGCGTAAAGAACAAACACTACGCATTCATTACCAAATTCCCGACATCGTTGACCGTATTACAGGTGAAATAAGCCGCTCAGAATCTAAATCTCCTTATTTTGCTACGAAATACGGAGACCAACCAGCTAATCGAATTTTAGGTGTTGCTTGGGATTCTATTGTTGTAATCACTCGCCGTGGTACAACTCAAATACTGACCGAAACTGACCTTAAAGCACAACGCAAAATCATGTGCGGTGTATCAGAACAAATACAAGGTTGGCACGATGACGGCCGCTTATTTTCACCTAGTGAAGAGGATATGCAGTTCCTAGAGTCTTGTGCAATCGAAGACTACCAAAACATGTGCTTATTTATGGACTACGAAGCTTTGGCTTCTAATGTTTCAAGCGACGAAGTCGCGCCCTTGGACTTGTGTCATTAAGTGTAACTATTAATAAAATTAAACCCAAATGGAGAAATTATGAATATTGAAGGCGCTATTACAGACCTAGTAAAAGTTAACCGTACAGACGATAAAGGCGATCCCCTGCCTACGACTGGTGAGTTTAAGCTACATACAAAAAACCCCGCTCAAATTTTATCTGTAAAGGTATCTGCTGATCAATTTAAAGATGGCACTTACGAATTACTTGGTAAATATCAATCAGATCCTAACGGCTGGGGTTTGAAGCCTGTGATATTGAATATTGAGTATTACGAGGGAGCTAATGTTGCGCGTCAGATGGATTGGAAAGGTTTCCGTCTACATAGCTTACCAACTGAATCTAAACAGACTGTAAAGCAATAATGACTCAATGCGTAATCGTTAACGCCAAAAACACCCTTGAGGCTGCAACTGGTAGTGATTGCGATTTTGTTCTTGTTACACAAGCTGAGTTTTTAGAGCTCCAGCAACACGGATTAGTAAACGTTCTGAATGAATTGTTTGCTTTTGACTTGGCCACCTTTGGCCTAATAAACACAGCGGCTTTAGTCGCTTTTATAACTGCTCATTGTATCGGTCGTGTAGTCCGAGTAATGGGCAAAACTTAACTCCTATAAGGAATATCAACATGAAAAAATTTAAAAATATCTTAGCTACAAAACGTGCTAAAGCAGGACTTTTAGTTACCTCAGCTCTTGGTTCAGCATCTGCTTTTGCAGTTGATCACACTGCCGCGATTGATGCCGCTGTTGCCGATGGAACAACTAACTACACGGCAATTATTACAGGTGTAATTACCGTTGCAGCCGTTGGCTTTGCTATTGGCATGATTATTCGCCAGTTCAACCGTTAATAATGGTTACTTCAATTGGCCTTGCTTGCTTCCTTGTTTGGTGCTTTGTAGAGGGCTTTTCAAGCGGCGTAAGAGCTAGTTAACAATGGCGGGTAAAACCGCCATATCCTAACGTCATTTCACACTGTTTTGACTAACAATTAAATACCAACTTATTTGCAGCATGGTTTCTTTTATATGAATTGTATCTGCTTTTATGTTTGTTAAAAAATACATGGATTATATATGACTGATTCAAATGAAGATTTCATTCAAAAAGAGCTTGAAGATTACGCTATACGTCATAAGAAACGATTGATTCTCCGTGAAAATTCGCAATCTCATGAGCAATTTAATAAACCTTATATGGGTTTCATTATTTACTTTATGGTTTTGATATCACTTAGTATTTTTTCTTTTGTTTTTTATGACATTTTTACTAATGGAATTTAGCTTTATTAACGTCATTTCACACTGTTGGTAATATTAATGAAACTATTAATTAAAATACTAGCGCTTAATTGCGCTTTTTTTTGCTTCAAATCTTACTCAGCTGATAAAATTCCAGCAATTAATGAAGGTATATATACCTATGAGTGTGATTATGAAGATAGCACTTTCAGGGTAACTGAAAATAATTTTTCAGAATGTGAAGCTGTAATAAAGAATGGGATCTTAGTCTATGGTTATTTTCCATCAGTGCGCGAAGGTTTTTCGCAATATCAGCCAACCTCAGCACCAACCTGTAGTTACAGAGATTTACTTAATGATGGTAGTAATTATTTTGTTACTTGCTCAGGTTCTTTTGAGTCAGCCCCTCTAGACCCCGAATCCACCGAAAGCCCAAAACGATGGACTAGTGAAGTTATAGGTAAGCTATCTGATAGGCAGCAAGACTCAGAATCTTTTTTATGCCCTGACCCAAACTACCCTAACGGCCCTACTGAATACAACCATGAAATGTGGTGTTATGAACTAGAGCAAGAATTAGATCCTGATTGCCCAGCCCCTACAGATTCAGACCCTTTTGTATTTGGTACAGGCTCTGGACAAACTAGCATATGTTTTCCTGTTTCAGATGGTCGTCAATGTGAGATTAAAACCGATGTTAATGGAGGTTATTATGTTCCTGTTTCTTTTGGCTCTATTGAACCAGTTCCGTGCACACCAGACCCTGAACCTACCCCAGACCCTGAACCAGAACCAGACCCAGACCCTGAACCAACAGAACCTCCAGATACAAGGCCTCCGCCAGAAGATACCGACCCAACTGTAAGCCCCGATACAATAGGTGCTTTAAACAAAGTAAATAAAAACTTAGATTCTATAAACAAAAATATGATTAGTGGATATGAATCAAATGATGAACGCCTAGATCGTTTAGCTAAAGAGACTCAAAACTCAAATGAACTACTTTCATCAATTAAAAAAAACACATTAGAAGATAATGACACTTTAACTGATATCAAAACAGGTCAAGCCAACACCAACAACTTACTTGAAAAAATAGAAAAAAATACTGCACCTGAGAGCTTTAGTTTTTCAGCTAATCGCAAGCAAGGCGGCTTAAACGATATTTTTACTAATGAAGATATACAGCAAATAAAAACTGAGATTGAAGAAAAACAGACTGAATTTAATGAATATATTGAAACCATAAAATCAGAGTCTTCTAGCCTTTTTACGTTAGATACTTCTATTGCTGGCGGTTACCAAGAGCACAAAATAGTTGTTAAAGGTGTAGAAATCGAAACGGGTATTTCTCGTTTTTCTGACTTCTTTAAACTTATTTCAGGTGCAATTTTACTTGTTGCAACACTAACCGCTCTTTATATATTGCTAGGGAAAAATGGCTAATGAAAAACCTTATTTTATTAATTTTCTTTTTATTACCTCTATTTACTTTTGCTGATACCTACGAGAGTGCAGCTGGTGCAGCAAAATCATTTGGTGATTACATTACTGATTTTTGGGATTTCTTTGATAATGATGTACCAAGTTTTTTTGATAGGGCATTAGCTTTTATCGTTGAAAAAGTAACGTTAATTAGAATAACCATGGAAATACAAACAATGAAATTAGCATGGACTACAGCTAAGGCCATCATGGAAAATTTTCAAATAGCATCAAAACTAGCAAGCGCTATAAGTGTTTTGCCTCAAGATGTAAAAGGCGCTTTAGTAGATTTAAGGATTTTAGACGGTGTAAATATTGTTCTTCAAGCATATGTAGCTAGATACGTATTAAGGTTTTTATAATGGCTTCCTCAATTTTTCATGGTGCACCAGGTTCTTTTAAATCTGCTAGCGCTACTTGGTTTGAAGTTCTTCCAGCTTTAAGAAAAGGCCGCTTAGTTGTTACGAATATAGAGGGTATTTTACCGCTCGATGAAATTGAAACTGAGTTACAAGAAACCTTTCCTGAAACTGCCCAACTTTGGCGTTTATCGTCACAAAATGAAGAAGGTCAGCACCTTTGGCGTAATTGGTATCATTGGATGCCTACGGGTGCACTTGTTTTAATCGATGAAGTGCAAGACGTTTACCCAACTGAATCAACCTTTAAACCAGAATCTTGCAACTATAAACACATTGATAATTACAAAAATTTGATACCCGAGCATTGGTATTCATATCATTATGAGCAGCTAGAAAGCTTTAAACCTGAAAGTTTAACTAGTGGCGACACAGACGATTTAGGGAAGGAGTTATTCAATGAACATGGCCACATTATTTACCCCAAAACACTCAAAGAATGTTACATGCGACACCGCAAATACAACTGGGACATTATCGTCTGTACTCCCGACATTACCAGCGTCCACAAATACATTCGGAACGTCAGCCAGTATGCCTATGCGCACAAATATTTTGACGGACTCGCAAAAATCCCTTACTACTACAGACGGCCAAGAATCTTTGAGCACAACCCAAAACTTGACGGTAAAACACCAACCAAAGGAACAATCCTCACTTGGAAAAAAATCCCAGTCGAAGTGCACAAATGCTACAAGTCGACCGCTACCGGCGGTATTACAAAAGGACAAGGTAAGAATTTCTTATTCAGTCCTATTTTTGCCTTTCCAGTTACTATTGTCTTTTTGTGCCTATTGTATTGGGTATGGTATTTTTCCAGTGCTGAAACAAGTGTGGAAACTAACCAAGTCACCACTAATCAAAGCTTTGAAAGTGTTAAAAAAGATACTGGTTCTAATAGTCGTAATGTTAATAATCAGATTCCTCTTAGTGAGCCTGTTTTTGTAAATTTACCGTACGGTGCAACTGATATTTTTGTTACTGGTATACAAGAAGTGAAGCGGCCAGACCGAACACATCGAGAATATATTTTTGAATTTATAACTGAAAAATATGGTGTATTTAGTATCGACTCATACGAGCTAGCTAGTATGGGTTTTAGTATTCAGTATTTTAGTTCGTGTAATGTTCTTATCAAAAATAGTGCTATTGCTTATCGTGCACTATGCAGCCCAAACCCTTATGAACAACCAAAGCAAGAAAATGAAGATTTAGAAACACCTTCTTTATTTTCATCTCTATAA